CCTATGTAGAATTCCTTGGCGATGTGGTACAAAGTACTCGTATAGATTTGATTAGATGAGTCTAGTAGGGTACACTGTACTCTATTAAATTCATTAGTTTTCAATGTCTATGCGTTCGTTTTTATCTACTGTCCTCATGTACCCTGAGGACTAAAAATATTAAAGCGGTATAAACCAATTTTGTTATATGTTTATTAGTTATATTTTAAAAAACATTTAAATATTTATGATTCGGAGTTATAACCTGCGGTCACCGACATATTATATTTATCTTATAAAAATTTCATTTTGTAAATTAGTTATTTGTATATTAGTATTTTTGTAAGAAAGAGTGATTAACTGATCAAGAATACACTCTATAAATCGATTTTCTTGAACTATACTGTAATCGACAGTAGTATGGGTCGCTATATTGCGTTTCCCTGAGAACTTATCTCTAAAATTTACTAGATTGCCGAAACACGAATGTCCCCGGCTGAAAAAGTGGACTATATCCTCATGATTTTCTATTTTCTAAGTTATATTATTGAGTTTCTCTTTACTACCATCATTGAGATGGTCGTTTCACGTGACGTAGCACGTGAGGTTTATCCGACCAGAGAGGTGTTGAAGTACGTTTTACCCCAAGCTGGGTCTATTATAGACAAAGGCAAGGGTAAAAAGGCACATAGTGATAAGCTTTATTATAAGCGTAAATTGCTTAAACAGGAGAGGAAGAACAATCCTCCTCCTCCAAAAGTTGATCCAATTACTTTGGTTAGTAATAGGATTAAGAAGTTGAATTTGAAACCAGAATCTGCTTTTGATTTTCAATCTCAATTTCTTATTGAGGCTTTTGGAACAAAAAATGTTATACAATTTACTTCACTAATTACTTCGCTTTCATCATCCACAAATTGGACTAATACTCTTAGTATTATTACTATGTATATGTCCAATATTCTTGATGGAAGTATGGTGCAGTTTCTTTTACAAGAATGTCATAAAATTGTTCGCCCGCAATCATCAATTGATATTGATTCTTTGTGGACTGGCTCTAAAACTGTATTTAGTGTATTAACTAAATTTAAGAATACGGAGCTTTATAAGCGAATTCGTGATCTTCTTACCATTTGTGTTGTTGCTGGACTTCTTGATTCTAAGAAGTCTTTAATCACCACAAGTGCGCTTCGAACTTTTGGTATGAAAGTTTCGGAGAGAGTTCGTGATCATACTGATATTTTAGATCTTGTTAGCAAAACTATTGTTTATTTTGCTGAAACAGGATATAAATTATTTACTACACGAACTTGTTCATTTCTTTTTGAACCTGTTGATATTATGACAGAATATCAAAAAGTTATTGAATATTGGCCTATGTGCAAGACTGGCAATTTAATGAGAATTCATAATATGGATTCTCGTGATTTTGGTAATCTTTTGGATAAAACTCAAAAGATGATCCAAAGTGCTTGTCGTGAAACATCGGGGCCTGAAAAAGCAATGTATATGCGTATGGCACAATCTCTTACTATGATTCGTGCTGAATATCTTCAATGTAAAACTGATGGTAAGCTTCGTCAAGCACCATTAGTGGTTTGCATTATTGGGGATTCATCTGTTGGCAAATCCACAATTTCTAATATGATGGCAATTACATTGCTTAAGGCTATGAATCGTCCTTGTACGCCTGAGCGTATCCGTACGTATAATCCTACGGATAAATACGATTCATGGGCTGATGGTTTAACTGAATGTCTTATTTGTGACGATTTGGGTGCTCTTAAACCGGAATTTTCTGATGTAAATCCGGTTGATTTCTTAATTCGTATTAAGAATAATGCTCCCATGACTGCAACTAAGGCTGACGTTGACGAAAAAGGTAAGATTCCCATTGATGTATCATTAGTTGTTATTACTATGAATTCAATGGAGTCTTTAACTACTGGCGCAGCTTGTCCTACAGCCGTTAAGCGTCGGTTCGACTTTTGTATTCGACCATTTGTCAAACCTGAGTTTAGAACTGATCCTGATACTAATGTATTATCACCAGTTAAAGCTATTGAAAAGTATGGTACACTTTCTGGAGTTCCCAATTTATGGGATTTCCAGATTGTAAAACCTGAAATTCAAAATATAGTTAAATCTAGTGGTGAAGCAGAGTATCAAATGCGCTTAATGACATTTAAGGAAAAACATATGAATTATACTGATACTGAAGTTGCTTGGAAATTAATCAAAACGTGTGATACACACGAAATGTTAAATTATTCCATTGAAACTGCTAAACATCATAAAATGATTCAATCATATGTTGTTGACACTAATACTACTTTGAATACAACTATTATATTGTGTGATAAGTGTAATAATGTTTCTGAAGCCTGTTCATGTGAAGTCAAACCCGAATGGGGTTTGACCATGGACTGGACTAAGATTGCGTCTGGATATACAACTTGGTTTTGGAATACATTGTATGTATTACCAAACAAGTTGTTTTTCAGTTCGTGGACGGCTGGTATTATGAATATTATATTTTCTAGATATCTTATTCGTTATTACCGTTCACAGCAGCAATATTTTGCTGCTTTTTGGGTTGCTATTTTAGTAACCATTGCATTTATTTGGGAAATTTTCCCAAATTCTCTTGCAATTTTCCTTTCCATCTTTGTTTTTTATTATGCTATTTGTGTATTCACAACTATCATTAAAAAGACACGAGATAGAGCATTTGACGAGATTCTTAAATCTACATATGATTATACTCAGTATATTCAAATTATATATGATTATCGTGTTAGATGTGCTGGAGTCATTTGTGTTGCATTATATGGTCTATATAAATTTTATAAATTGTATAAACAAGGTGTTATGATTCAATCTGCTTTAGATCCTAAAAATGAAAGTGAGAAGAATGATAGATTGAAGACTGACAATCCTTGGGCTGATATTGTTGTTACGGATTTACCCGTAACTAATCAATGCAAGACTATGACTGCATCTCAGATGGAAAACGCTGTACTAAACAATTTAGTTTATGTACAATGGTATGAAGGGAATTTTAGGAAGTATTGTGATGGATTTTTCGTAACATCTAATTATGTTTTGTTGCCAAATCATATGGCACCAAAAGATAAAGATGTTATGGTTGAATTTATCCGTGGTGATCGTAGTGTCATTAATACTTCTTTTAAATCATATTGTAACTTTGCTCATGCTGTTACGATCCCTAATACCGATTTCATGTTAGTGCAAGTTCAGAGTGCTCCTTCATTCCGATCTTGTATTGACATGTTACCTGTTGACAAGGATGGGATGGCACATGTTATTGCTGAATTGTGGCGCGATGTTGATGGTTCAATTAAGCGTGATTCCTATTCAGCTTACCATTCTATGGTATCTAACAATGCTATGGTTGATGGTAAGCCTATTCAATTTGTAGGTTCATATCATAAAGCCACCCGTAGAACTCATGATGGGAGGTGTATGGCAATTTTAATTGCTCATGCGCGTACTCCTTACATTCATGGTTTCCATCTTGGTGGTGATGATTATTATCAAGCAGTTAGTGGTATGGTTACTCGTGATCAAATTAATTTGGCTTTACGTTCAATGAAATTTGTATTACCTGAAGCTGCTAGTGGTGATATGCCCAAAACTATTTGCGGTGTAAATATTCTCACTAATAATTGTGTGCATAAGAAATGTTGCACACGATTTTTACCTAAAGAGCTTGATAATACAGTTGAGGTTTATGGTAGCACTGTTGGCGCTTCTACACCTCATTCTGATGTTGTTCCTACAATTATTAGCGATACAGTTGCAAAGGTTACAGGTGTTGAAAATAAATGGGGTAAACCTCCATTCAACGCTGTGCGTGATCATTCACGTGCCTTAACAATTGCTGCTAATAATTGCATTGGTTTTAAACCTTCAGCATTAGAGTGGTCTATTGACGATTACGTCAACCCTCTCATTGCTAGGTTTAAGGAATTGGATTGCGATATTCGACCTTTAACGCATATGGAAACCATTAATGGTATTCCAGGAATGCGCTTTGTTGATAAAATTGTACGCAATACATCAATTGGATTTCCGCGTTCTGGTAAAAAGAATCAGTATATGATTCCTCTTCCTCCTGATGACACTTGGTCAGATCCTGTAGATCTTGATGACGTCACTATGGAGGAGGTTAATCGTATGATTTCTTGTTATGAGAAAGGTGTAAGAGCCTATTCTCCTGCCAAAACTTCTCTTAAAGATGAACCTACTAAATTGACGAAAGACAAATGTCGTATCTTTTACGTTACTAATGCTGCATTGCAGTATTTAGTGCGTAAATATTATTTGACTATTTGTGCTGCTTATTCCACAGTACCATTATTGTCTAATTGTGCTGTAGGTATTAACCGTCAAGGACCAGAGTGGGAGGAGATGATGAACTATGTTCGTGAACATGGTGATTCACAGATCCTTGCTGGTGATTATTCATCTTTTGATTTGAATATGCCATGTCAGATGGTGCGCGCTGCATTTGAAGTGCATATGCGTGTAGCAAAGGCTTTTGGTTATTCAGATTATGACGTTAAAATAATGTCAGGGTTAGCTGCGGATTTGTGCAACCCCGTTATTGCGTGGAATGGAACTTTATTGCAATTAGGTTCGTTACATATGAGTGGTAATAATCTTACTGTCTATAACGGATCTATTGTTAATAATTTGTATTTGCGCTGTCATTATTTTGACCAAGGACATTCAGCTATTCCTTTTAGATCAAATGTTAATATTTTAGCTTATGGAGATGATATTATTGGATCCGTAAGTCCTAACATTGATAATTTTGATCACATTACATTTAGAGATTATCTTAAAC